ATGGTATGAGGGATTTGTTTTTAAGATTCTTCACCCCCCTACACTATATTATTATACTTTGTTGTTCTTATACGACTCTCTCTTCCACTCTTCCTAGCATGACAACTCTTACATAAGGTTTGAAGGTTGTTAATTGATAGTGATGCACCTCCTAATCTCATTGGTTTAATATGATCTACTTCTTGGCCTGATGTTATATAACCAGAACGATCACATTCCTCACATAAAGGATTCATGCTAAAATAATAGTTCCGTAATGATTTCCATCTCTTGCTATGATAGAACAGTACCATGTCTTCAGAACTTCTACTCTTAGCCAGATGCCCTTGACTCCTATCCTTCTTTGGTATCCATGGTCTATGCTTAGTCTTAGGAAACTCTGCCATTATAGTTTATTAAATTCGGTTAGTAAAAAATAATACTCTGCATCTTTTTGTAGTATATATTCCATAGATTTATGGTAGTCTAATAATCGTTGCTTATCATTTAAATTACTCTCCCATAATTCGTGGCATCCTTGTCTTGTAGTATCTCCTAAACAATGATAAGTGATATTGTCTGGGTCTAATACTAAGTCTTTACGTCTGCTTCTTGGGATGATATGTGAATGACTGAGAGCTAAGTCTGCTCTACCACAACCTGTACAATAATGACCTCTATCTTCAGCTATTGTCTTATATACCTTAGATAATAATCTATTTTCTATACTTTGTTTACTGCTTATCTTTTTCATTACAGGCGCATTGTTTAGTAGGTGCAAAAGTAAGGTATTCATCTATTTGTTTAATAATAGCGTCTATACCTTTTATACATTTAGCTAAATATCCTCTTTCAGTTAAATCTACTATCCATTGTTTTTGTTCTGTTGTTGGGTAACCTTTTAATGTTTTAATCTCTAAAAATAAACCAAAAAATCCACCTTTTGCTTCATAAATAACTAAGTCAGGAAACCCCCTTACGTATCCTGTTGCTTTGGCTTTATTCCTTTGAGAAGGATAACGCTGATATTGACCTCCTAATGAAGCACAATATCTAACATTAGGATATTGTAATTTTATATATTTTACGACATTTGATTGTAAGGAGGTTTCTGACATTAGCAGTTATTATGAAAACGATACAAATATATAAAAATAAATTAAACCTATTCAAACAGCTCAGAAATCTCTATATACATAACCTCTAAACGCTTATATGTGAATGTAAATATATATCCTATTATTGTTACTATTAATATAATAGTTAATCCAAATAATAAATCAATTATTAATTTTATTATTATTCCCATAGTTATCAAAATTTTTCTCATATGTTTCAATAAATTCTATTATCATTATTCCATCACCATTAACCCAGTCAATACAGACATCAACCATGTGTTCAATTAATTCTTCTTTTAATTCTTTTTCAGATAGATTTGGTTTAGATAATTCAAATTGAACAAAAGCTTTCATTTTTACAAATCTAGTAAAATAAAGTAAGACATCAAAAACATTTAATATAAGGATTTTTCCTGTTATATAATTAGCATTATTGCTAGATGTCTTACTTTATTTGTTTTATTGAATTTGTTATTAAATTCATACCAGTACCTTTTCTACTTCTATATTTTAATCTCTTATCTTTCTCGTATTCTTGTTTAGATTCATTTATCCATATTAAATCCTGATGAGTTTTGATCCATTTATAATAAGTCTTTACATTTACATGAAATAAATCTCCTCTCACTCCATGTCTAAAAGCATGAGAAATATCAGATGTAGTTAGTTCAGGAAAATCAATTTTTAAATCATTTACTAATATAACTCCTAAACTAGCAACGTCTTTTGGATTTGGATTTTGTCCTAATTCTAAATATGTTCTAGATAATAAATCACCACAAAAATCACTAAGTTTTTCTAGCTCAATATCTTTTATTTTCATAATAAACTTTTATTTTTAAATATATCTTTCATTATTTGTTTTGTGTGAAGATTTTGTTCTATTATTTTTTCTACTTTACTAATATTATTTGAATTCCATTTCTTTGAATTTTTTGACCAACGAAGAAGTCTTAATTTAATTTCAAATGTAGATTGTTTTTCAAATCTCATTTTATTTTTGCCCTCTGTCCAATAATCTACAAAATCTTCTTTCATTTGTTTTGGATAATCAAAATACATAACTTGATTAATAAATTTTTCTTTTATATATATATTATTTCTTGTATTATTAATTCTTGTATTATTATCCTCACCATTTTTAATGATAGGGGTATCATCATTTTTAGTGATACCTATCCTTCTTTCTTTAACTTCCTTTGTTTTTCCATATATAATTTCCACTTTAATAAATCCAGCATCTTTTAAATCCTTTATCCATAATGAAATAGTATTTTTACTTACATTATATAATTCAGCAAAATAATTATTTGTAGCAAAACAATAACCAGTTTTATGAGTTAAACAAGTTATCTCACCATACAGAAGTTTAGCACTCGGCTTGATATTCGAGTACCTTACCTCTGCTGGGATGATTGCATAATAGTTAGGAAGCATTTTCAATATCAAATATTTCTTGTTTAGTATTAGATAAATGATATTTAGAAAATCTCATATAATTTCCAAATCTATTCTTTTCATGAATATTTAAATTATAAATTCTAAAACCTTGTTTTCTAAGCATATATATAATATTGCCTAGTCTCTGGCTTCCACATATTTCATATGCTTCAGCTTGACTTAAAGGTTTTCCAGTTTTTAGAAATTCTATAACTGCTTGTTTTTGAGTTTTACACTCTACTCCGTTAATTATTGTTTTCATATAATAGTAGTTTTAATTTAGTAATTTTATTATTTAATAATTTTCTTTCATTAGTTAAAATCATAACTTCATTCTCAATTAACAAATCCTCACTTCCCAATATTTTTTCTAAAAAATTAATATAATGTTTTTCAATCTTTTTATCATTTTTTAAAAATCCTTTCATTCTTTTATAATGATGAATCGCAGTTGCATGATTTGTTATAGAAGGACAAAATTTGCATATTTCTTGATAAGTACAATCCAAATCATTTCTTAAAAAATATATTAGAAATCTTCTAGCTTCAACAACTAATAAATCTCTAGATACATGCTTATCAAAATGATTTATATTAATCTTAAAATAATCAGATAGAATTAACTTTGCTCTTAATATTGTATTCTCCATTAAAAAGGAAGGTCATCCTCAGTAACAGCATCTTTAAATTTTATTTGATTTAATTTTGCTGTGTATTCAGGGGTGTTTATAATCTGGTGTTGAATCCACTCAGGTTGTTCATCTAACCATTCTTGATTAAAATTATCTCCATAATTAAATATAAAAGTAGGATTGAATTGAGGAGGACATTCTACTCCTTTAGGTAAAGAAGATAAACCACCTATTGTAGCAAAATCATTTCCTGATTTAGAAGTTTTATGGATCACAGTTAAATTACATTCTTCTTCTAACATAAACATTAAATCAAATGATGCAAGTTCTTCATTTGTAAATTGTTTTCCTCTCCACAACTCCAAATCCTTTCTTAAATTAGATTTTTCATGCATTGATAAAGTATATTCCTTACTTATTACCATTGGTTTTTCTTCACCACCAAAATCTCTCATTTCATTAGGTAGTTCAAATGTTAATCTTACTTTATTTGAAAACTTTTGTTCTCCATTATATTCCCACTCAACCGTTCCTATATGAATCATCTGATAGCATCTGGCTATATGAGTTCCACTAGGTACAATCTCTCTTTTTGTATTACTATTTGAATTTATAATTATTCCTTTCATGATTATTATTTTAGTTTTGCCTACTATTTAGGGTTTCAGCTTATCCCTTCTACTGCATCATCCCATGATGATATACAATTTTCTTTACATTGATAACATCTTTGGAAATCGGTATCCATTTTTGCTTCACAACAATTACTTCTTTCACTCCAATATTCCTCACATTCACAATCTTCATTATCACCACATATAATACATCGTTGATGGTCTTCACAATATTCATCATCTGTTTCTGCATCCTTATCACATAGTAAACAAGATTCAATTCTAGCTCTACCGATTTCTGGAGATATTAAATCTTGATATGTAGCAGTCACCCAAGTTTCATAGTCAAATTTATCCATTGATGTAATCCATTAATTTAAACATACTATCTGACCATTCATCAAAAGTTGCATTTACAAAATCAGAACTAATAACAATACAAGCATTATTACTATCAAATTCTACTCTATGGTCTTTAAAAGATATTCTATCAACTTCTACTCTACCATTTTTCAGACATATTTTAAATATTTGATTGATTTGCTCATGTTTTTGGGTAAGGTCAATATATCTATTGTTACTAGAAACTTCCCATTTTCTATAAACTGGTAAATCAGAATGTACGATACCATCTAAAATAGACATTTCCTTATCAATTTCTTTTTTCTTACTTATAAGTCTACTGCCTAATTGTTTAGCTAACATTTCTTTAATTTCTTGATTATTCATAGTTTTTGTTTTAAGTTAATTTTTATAAGTATATTTACAATAACAACCTTTAGAACAAAAACTGTTATTATAATCCTCTTCTGCATCACCACAATCAATACCTAACTCCATACCACAGCATTGACAGTAATGATCAATCTTCCATGAATGCATGATAGATTCATTAGTTGAATCATCTATATAATACACCTTATTATTTAAGGTTATAAAAAGACAATCTTTACTTTTAATTTCTATTTTCATTTTACCCAAAGATTTAATTCTTTTGCAACATAATTTATATGTTTGCTAGTAGTTGGACTAGTAGTTCTTCCAGCTACATTCCAATCCTCTTTATTTAAATAAGCTCCAGAGATTGTTGCTACATGAGTATTATATGAATATACTTTGTTATTCTCTACTCTTAGGTTTTGTTTATATTTTTCCATTGTTTTTGTTTTTAGTTATTATTTTATTATTGTTAATCTATTTACTTCCCATTTTGGTATCATATCACCATTTTCTAAAAGTATATTATGTGAATAAAACATCATTATTTTTGAAGTTTCAGTTCCTGTTTTACCAAACATATATTCTTTTATGTATCTTACTGTAGTTCCGATTTTAAATTTATTTTCCATTGTTTTTGTTTTTAGTTTTTTAATACTGTAAATATACAATAAAAAAGTTAATAACTACTATTTATCAACTTTATTTTAACCTAGTAAACATGGATTTTTTTAAAATTATGGGTTTTTAATACATTATTTTTCTGTGTTTTTTGATAGGGAGTTATGGAAAAGAAAAAAACCCCCTGAATTAACAGAGGGTTTTACAACTTTAAACAAAAACTAACGAATAGTTAGATTTCAAAACTGAGTTTGTATAAAAATATAATATTAATTTTTAACTACTTATATATATAGATAATTTTATTAACATTATTTTCTAATAAGTTTACTACCCAAATCCATAGGAATGAAAATAGCAATTCTTCCTTCATCTAAAACAACACCACATCCAATAGTGGGCTTCTTAGGAAAATGCTTTCCATAACTTGCAGCATAAGACGTAGTATCTAATCCACACCCTACATTCATTCCAAATATAATATCATTACGACTAGCCATATATGATACACCTCCAAAACTATGTGAATGTCCTATTACTGTTGATTGTCTATTTGATATTGCTCTATTTCTAGCTCCTGATACACCACTACTTCCTGTTCCATGTTCGTATAATACTCCGTCTATCTCCCATTGCAACTCCCATTTCCATCCCTTTGGAGCTTCCCAGATTTCCTCATAAGTTTTAAGAAATCTTGTTGGTATACCAGTTGATGTTGCTTTCCGAAAAGGCAAAGCCGAATGATTACCCACACATACTTTTACGTCATGGAATATCTTATACCATTCATTCATGCCCTCTTGTGCCATTTCAGCTTCTCTAAGAGCATCAAACGCTTCTGTTGAGTTCTCATGGTAGGAAAGGGCATGATTGTCAACCTCGTCTCCTATATGGACTATTTCAGAACATCCAAATCTATTAAAAACATCATAACAGAATTCTCTGTATCCCTCAATCATAAAGGGTAAGTGAGTGTCTCCAATAATTCCTACGTTTGAGCCATTACGAAAATCAGAAATTAATTTGTTTTCTTCTTTGGTTAAACGAGGTCTATATTGTTTCACTTTTTGGATGAATCGGCTATTCCTTGACCAACTACTAAAGCCGCAATACTCATTAAAATATTATTTACCTCTTCAGGATTTAAACCAAACGTATTACTTAAAAAAGTAGTAATAATTCCAACTATGGTGTACCAAAACTTACGAGACTTAAACATTTTTCCTATGATATATTTTTCTAAAAATTTATTAATCATTTTATTTATTTTAAATTAGTAATAATGCCACAGAACTTCTGTGGACTTTTCAGGGTCATCGTCAACATGGATGAATCCTTTTCCTATCCCAATCCTAGTGAACCCGATATCTAGCAGAGATTTTAATATTTTAAATCTTGTATTAGAATCTGGTGTTGATATATCACATGCAGAACAAGGTATTTTCGTATGAGATGAATCTTCAACTCCATTAACTAATCTATTTTGAAACGGAGTACGATATCCAGAGGTGATAATAAAACTACATTTTGCATTATGTCTTGCATAATCTAATTTTGTTAAGAATCCTTTATCCATATTCATCCCACTATTTTTTTTATCCTTAGAATTAAATTCTTCTATATTAAAATATCTCAAATTCATATTCCTATCGTAATCATAATATTTTTTATTTTTTATTATATGGTTTTTTTTATCCATTTAAAAGTTTTTATATACCATCTATTATCTTTTTTGTTTTGTTTTGTTAAACAAACTTCACATACAGTATCTGTTACTGTTAGTCTAACAGTATCAATTATTTCTCTTAATATTATTTTATAATTATAAACCAAACTATCTTCATTTATTTTTAATGTATTCAATTCATACATATTACTAAGATTCCAAATACTATCAGAATATATTTTTGTAATTTTTTTTATATCCCTTTTTTTTCTCCATAAGTCTTGCTCTAATAATACTTTTTGTTCTCTATTATTCTTTATTAGTTTTACAGTTGCATCTGCCGATTTAAACAAACTATCTGTATTCGATTCAAAAGTTTTAATTTCTTCTGTCTTTTCTTCAGTTGATACACANGAA